GTGTGGGGGGCCTCGGGGTGGGTGTCCGAGTAGCAAGCCCGCCGACTATGGAAAGCGAGTTTAACTGCCAAGAGTAGCAAGCCCGCCGACTATGGATTGAGCATCGGCTCTCCGCCCCGTGAACCTTGCATCTAGTAGGCTCATGCTAAGCGCCAAACCCGAAAGGGCGTGAGGTAGCAGTGTGGACACCCGAACGAAGTGTAGGTGGGATTCTTGCCCATTAACAATTTGATGCGTGAACCGATATGCTTTGAGAATGATTCTCATTGTGTCGCAGTAACACGATTTTATAGGTTTGCGTGAAGTAACCTATCGGTAATACCGCATCCAATACCGCAAGCCATAGGGGTAGGTATAAACACGCAAGGCATGGCGTGGGATGCGGCTTTAATATAAGCCTTGCATGGTGTAGGGTTTATATATCAAGCCAACTTTTAAGGATAAACCATGTCTAATTCTATTACCGTATTTTCCAACGACAATTCTATCGTTACCTTTGAGAACAAAAAAGGTGTGCAGTTTGCGCTTAGCGCTGAAGGTGCATTGTTCAAAGGTGGTGCAGCATTGGTGGCATTAAAAGATGCAGCATTGTTGTCAGCATACAACAAAGCCCGTGATGGAAAATACCGCAGTGCGGCCGATGTAATCGGTGCGTCATTCCCTTCGACTACCAAAGCCTTCGAGAAAATTATCGGTAGCGCATGGGCCAACAAGTCTGCTATGTGCTCATTCCTGAGTGCGGTGGAGCGTGCCGAGCCTGGAAAATCGGGTTACAGCAAAAAGCAAAATGAGGCCAAGGGCTTTGTCGCCTACCTTCGTGAGAATGTGCCTTCACTGGCCGCAAACCCTGAAGATGCATTCACTATCAACGCCTAAACCTTGCCCCTAGGTCATAGCCTGAAGCCCATCATGTGGGCTTTGGAGTGTCACCTTCAAAGGAAAGATATGCGTACACACCTTGTACCCAAGGGCGCAATGCCTCCAATGCCACCACTCATAACTGGCGATGTGGGGCGCAAACTCCAAGGCGGATTACCACCCGAACCTTACCGTGCTCGTAATGCATGGGGCAATGCATACCGCCGTGCTCAAAATGATGGTGTGAGTAAATCATGCCGTGCCGAATGCTTCCATGCAACAAGCGAATGGGATAAAAATGCCCGCAAAGGTATGGGCGGATTCATCGCCGCCTAATTATCTTGCCAAAAAGTGTCGGATAAATGTACGGATAAATACAAAACCTAGTGTTTGTGCGGTCTCCCAAGCCTATTTATCTAATTATCTAATTATCTTATTAAATATGGGTACGCGTGTATGTGAAGCCGACTTCGTGCATACACACCTTAAAGCGCGCAAAGAAAAGCGACCCTTAAAATCCGCCCTGCCTCAAACCACCCCGAGATAATTACCCTAGGGTAAACCCTATACATACGCCACAAGCGTGTGTTCATGCGGGCTGCGGGACATACACACCCAATTTCTATTTATCTTGGGGGGTGGATAATTGCATTTTTCGAGATAAATGCCCCGAGATAATTACAACTTCACATACATACAATGTATGTATACACACCCAATCCCTGTCAACCAACTGGAGAATCAAAATGATGTTTTTCATCAACACATCCCTGCCCGAACGTACGCATACACACCAAATTCCACAAATCGCGGAAGATGATGACGAATTCGTATTCGAGTATCGCCCCGAAATAATGGACGAAGAGACCGACCGTATGCAGCACTCATTCGACCGCGACTGACCAAATCCCACCGCCAATCCCTCAACCAACTGGAGAATCATCATGCGAGTAATAGTATCTTTTGGCTTCATTGGGGTAGACCCCGACAGCCCAGTAGCCGATGAAATTATCGAATCCCTCGTTATAGACACCAAGCAATGGCTACTGGACTACGGAGCATCATATGTATGCGTAGACGATGCCGTAGCAGATAACGATGTAGACAAGGAGGAGGAAGCATGAAACCGCAAGTACAAAATGTAAACGCCCTGATTGCTTGGATGTATGTTTTCGAGTGCATAAAACTGGTGGGTAGCAAGAGAGCCTACAAGGACGCGGCGTTCAGCCAATTAAGTTACGACCTAGGCAAACACTACCCAGTAGAGTTTGAATCTTTAATCTGTATGCTCGGCGCAATCCGAGCCTTTAAGGGGGTCAAATGAGAAAATATCCCGAACCAACCGCCGAAGACTGGATTATCTTGCGGCTAACGCGAGACCTAGTTCGTGCCCAGAACCCATACAAGACGACTACCGCGCCGCGTTCCATTACCTATCTAGTACGAAAGTTAGGCTGGGTGCAACTCGATGTAATGCTGACCCAACTTCTCGCCGAGGAGGGCAAATGAGCCATACACACCTACCAATATGTACGCAATGCTACGCCGTGCGGGTGGAGCCCAGTGAGGCCAAGTTGCACCGGCCGGTGTGCCTAGCGTGCAGGAGCAAACAAAACCAACAGCAAGCACAGCCCAAAGAGCCTTGGGTACAGCGGGAGTTGCCGCTGTGATGTGGCAGGTACGAGAAAGGGGGTGGGAGTCCTATGTCTGGTTTCACGACCTAATAGATAACGACGGCAACCACCTTGGGTGCGTCCGTGGAGACACACGACTGGGGCATGGGTTCACGCCATACACAAATGATATGGCTCACCTAGCTCAGTTCCCAACGCAGTCTACCCTCGAAAACGCCAAAGCCATGCTTGTCGCACACTTTGCATACAAGAAACTCAAAGGAGAGTAAGAAACAACTACCACTGTCCCCTGTCCCCAAAGTGACTGCAAGTCACATACATACGTGAAATAATTTAATCAACCACAAAGGAAAATCATGCGCTACAGCAATATCAAAACATCAATTCTCGAGCAGTTCAAAGCCCCTCGTGGCAATGCCATCGTGCCATTCATTCTTGGTGCGCCCGGCGGTGGCAAGTCTGCTTGTGCCCGAGAAATCATCGCCGAGTTGGGCATCGAGCCTGACAAGGTTATCGAGTTCACGGCATCCCTGCGTGACCCTGTGGATGTACTGGGTACGCCGAACAACGCTGGCGAGTACACACGCTGGGTTCCGCCCGAGGAGTTCTACAAATTACGCCAAGGACAAGGACGCACAGCACTCATTCTCGAGGAGTTGTCTGATGCACCCATCGCCATGCAGAATGCACTGTGTGGAGTAATCTATGACAAGAAAGCGGCTAACTTACGGTTATCTGCCGAGCTGTTCATCATCGCCACTGGCAACCAGACTGAGCACAAGTCGGGTGCGAATCGTATTACATCCAAGTTGGCCAACCGTACACGCCGCTTTGACTTCCAAGAGAACATCGAGGACTTCACCGTGTGGGCACTGGACAACAACATTGACGAGGTGCTGATTCAGTTCTTGCGCTTTCGCCCTGCCCTGTTGTCTGACTTCGACCCCAATCGCTTCGCCAACCCGACACCTAGGTCTTGGGAGCGTGTGAGTCTGATTCCTGCTAGCCTAGACAGCGGACTGTTCTTTGACAACTGCGCTGGAGAAGTTGGTGAGGGTGCAGCAGCCGAGTACACAGGCTTTCGGCGTATCTACCATGCGTTGCCTGACATTGATGGCATCCTGTTAGACCCAGCCAATGCTGATGTACCTCAAGACCCTGCGACTATCTATGCCTTGACTGGTGCGTTGGCTCGTAAGGCTACCAAGGACAACTTCGACCGTGTACAGCGGTACTTGTCACGACTGAGCCCCGAGTTCAATGTCATGGCGACCAAGGACGCTATCAAGTTGCAGCCTTCGATTCAGCACACACGAGCCTTCGTGGAGTGGGCGACCAAGAATGCAGAAGTACTAATGTGAGCCGAGAACTGACTTGGCAAAAACACTCGCCAGCTCTATACGACAACATAGAACGCTGGTACTTGCGTAATGGCAACCTCCTCGTTGCTGTCGCTAGACACCGGCGTACTCACTGGGAGGTGCAGATGGTAGGGCCGGAAGACCCAACGACACACCCGAGATTCAAGAACGCCGAAGAAGCCAAGGCATACGCCACGGCAATCGTAACTCTGGAGAACTAAATGGACGCAAGATACCTAACTTTTATGGCGGCACAAGCGACCCTCGTGCTTGCCCTTGCATGGGATATGGAGGGATATATATCCAAGCTGATGCTTATGTATGGGGCAATGATATTGGGGCATGTGCTGACTGAGTTATTTAACCTAGGAGATTGAGATGCTAGCTGCCAACCAGTGCAACACCATTGTGGTGGAGGTTCGTGATGTGTATGGGGTGTCGAAAGTCTACCCTGTATGCGGCGAGGCGCAAATCTTTGCGGCAATCGCAGGGACAAAGACGCTAAGACCCGAGGATATCAAGCACATAAAAATGCTTGGGTATGAGATACAGATTAAACAACCTGAGGTAAATATATGACACCAGCAAAACTGTCGGATAAGGTGGTTCTAGTCAAGCTGACTATGAAACGCGCAGCACTCACCAAGCGGGATAACTTCCTGACTGACAAGGTGCAGCGTCAAGAGGGAGATGCATCGCTGACGGTGTTGACCAAGCTGTTCCGTGACAAGAATAGCCCCATCAATACCATCATGTCTAAGTTCGGGGAGGTCTACGCTTACCATAAGAAGAACACTATCCCCTATATAGATGCAGGGCCGAGGATGCTGCCCAATGCGATGTACTTCGAGTATGCGCAGGAGATGAAGCACCTCATTGCCCAAGTGGACAAGATGCTAGATACATACACACCAGTGTATGACCAACTGGTACAGGACGATGTGATGTATCGCAACGCCGGTCATGCAGCAGGGCGGGCTTGCCCATCCGAGTACCCCAGTGCCGAGACCTTTCGGGAGTCCATGAGCGCAGCGTTTCGGTTCCAGCCCATGCCCGATGCCAAGCACTTTCTGTTCGACCTAAGTCCTGAGGATGAGGAAGCATTCGCACAGGCCGAGGTGGAAGCAGCGAGCGCAGCAAACTCAGACACAGTGAATCGGATGCTCAAACCACTGGCGTCATTGGTAGCCAAGCTCAAAGAGTACCAAGGTGAGAAGGGAGAGCGGTTCCATTCTTCGTTGGTGGCCAACGTCATCGAGGGGTGCGACCTAGCGTTAAAACTTGCAATCAACCCATCAAAGGAGTTAGTAGATGAAATCACTTACCTTCGCGCAGAGGCTAAAGGCTGCATGGACACCGTTGAAGTCCTCAAAGGTTCAGCCAATGCCCGAGACGCTGCCAAGCGTAGACTTGAAGAAGTCGCAGCGAAAATGTCGGCCTTCCAATAAGTAAGTTAGGAGTTAGCTAATGTTTACAGAACTAGAGTATGTACTAATGATATGTATCGCGGTACTTTTGTGGCGCAACTCAAGGCTTAAGGCTGAACAAGCTGATATGCAAGACCACGCTTCTAGGTACTCATACTTCCTGCTACAGATATACCAAGGCAAGGGTACTGTTGAGCGAGAGGATGGAAAACTAATCTTTAAGGAAAACCAATGAACCACAATGATGTAGGACGAATGTCCAAAACTAGAGGCGTAACTACCACGTTTGACTTTCACCCCGAGGCAATGACTACACGACTGCGGAACAGCGTAGTCAAGATGCTCAAGACTAGGTACATAAGCGGTACTCACGGCTCGCAGTCCAAACGCATAGCGGAGATATTCAATGACCACTTTGAACTATCGTGTGGGATTTCTTCTTGGCGCGGCGTACATGTAAGCAACTGGGATGTGGAGTCAATGCAGAAAGATTTGTTAGAAGTCATCGAGACTGACTGGGCGGCGTACTCACTTAGTAACGCGCAACACCACAGCGATTGGTACAAGACAAACAATCAACAGCAGAGACGCAACATTCTTGACGGCGTTCAGAGTTTCCATGTATCGCTAATCAATCGGGAGTTTCAACCTAGGCTAATTGAAGTGTTCACAAGGAACAGCTTAGAAGACGAGGATTACAAAGCAAAGGTCGAGCTAGCACTGGCAGCCTTGAACGGTACAGAACCAATACGAATCACACAACTAGAAACGAGGTAATGATATGGCAGTAAGCAACTTAGACAAAGCAAAGGTGTCGATAGTTACGCAGCATCCTTTCTTTGCATCCATCCTTATGAAGCGTAAGCTGATTGAGGACAACACTATCCCAACTGCAGGAGTTGACCAACGCGGGCAGATTTACTACAACAAAGAGTTTGTAGAGAAGTTGTCTGTTGACGAGCTGGTGTTCTTGTTGTGCCATGAGGTAGGGCACGTTATCGGGCAGCATGCTGGACGAGTAGGTACACGCAGTAAGAAGCGTTGGAACATTGCCGGTGACGCGTGGATTAACGATATGCTCAAGGCAGCCAATGTCGGCCAGATGATTAAGGGTGGCGTTGACATGGCGGGCTCCAAGGACAAGACCGTTGACAGTATCTACAACGAGCTCCCCGAAGACCAAGATGGCGATGGCCCCGGCGGTACAGGCGATGACCTTCTAGATAGAGGAACACCACTCACTGACGAAGAAGCCACCCGCATTGACGCTGAGACTCGTGTTGAGATTGCACAGGCAGCACAGGCAGCCAAGGCACAAGACAACATGCCCGCCGCACTTGCAGGAATTATTGCAGGGCTGATTGATGTACCCACACCTTGGTACGATATCCTTGAGCGGCACATGACTGCGCTAGTCAAGGGAGAGTATTCGTGGGCTCGACCCAATCGTAGATTCTTAGAGTATGGGTATCTGCCATCCTCAGGCAAGGTTGCACAGGCAGGCGAGGTAGTAGTTCAAGTAGACGTGTCAGGCTCTATCAACGCACTAGAGTTAGACCACTACAACTCCCATGTCAAGCGCATCATCGAGTTGTGCAATCCCACCCGAGTGCATGTCTTGTACACCGACACCGATGTATGCAAGCACATAGTGTTCGAGCAGGGTGAAGAATTCAATCTGGAGTTCTACTCTGGCGGAGGCACTGACATGGAGGCTGGCTTTGCGTTCTTAGACAAAGAAGGAATAAGCCCTGAGGTTTTTGTATGCCTTACTGACGGTTACACAGACTTTAATGTAGAAAAAGCACCAGATTATCCAGTTGTTTGGTGCATAAGTAGTGACATCGTGGCTCCTTACGGCGACAATATTCACTTTACCTTGGAGCAACAATGAAACAAGCTAACGTGAACGACCCAGTAGATGCTCTCATCGAGAGCTATTCCAAACTTCTGACGCAGTGCTACGACGCACTTGCCGAAGATGTAGACCAAGAGCGTAGAGATGTACTACGTGAGGTACTTGCTGACTTCTTGAAGAAGTAAGTCGGTGACCCCCGAGGGGTTGTGAAGAAGCAATAAGCTCGCACGGCCTTTCTTTTTTAACCACAAATGGAGAAACGAAACATGGCAACAGTATTCGTAACGAAAGAGCTACGCTCACGCGTACACAACCGCATCGGTAATATGCGGGATAGAGAACTACAGACCCTATGCCCAAAGATTGGTACTAACATCAGTCTTGACGCATCCTATCTGTTCAACCTTGCAAGCTGGGGTAAGGAACACTACCACTTGTTAAGGCTGACTCCAAAAGACTGGCTTTACACTCCTGAGAATGTGTCCTTGTATATCTTGGACGATGCGACCAAGCAGAAATGCCGCATGCGGTTTGTTGGTGTAACTGATGCACACGCTCGACCATCAAACAACCGCTACTCCTATGACGAATCCACCATACTCATAGAAGACTTGCGTGCGCTGCCCGAAGAAACCATTGGGCGTACCGAAGCATTGGAGTACTGGGACTCTTTCAGGGAGCACTGCGACATTACGCAGCGTTGGGAAAAGATTCGCACTGACGTGGATAACTTCTTACAGAAGTGCAAGTCTGTCAACGAGGGCGTTAAGTTGTTCCCTAACATTCGCATGTACCTACACTCCGAAGACATTGAGCGTCTTGACAAGCAAGTTGTCCGCAAGGCATCCGAGCGTCAGGATATTGTTGCTGACTTGAACGTGTCCGAGCTTACAGCAGCAGCTGTGTCTGCAAAACTTATGGGCGGTATTTAACACAGGGGTACTTCATGACACTACGTCAACAATTCCTTGAGCTGCCACGCAAGCAGCAAGCCGAAATTCTAGAAAAACACCGAGACATAAACGTATACGAAGACTGGCACGAATGCACTAAAGCTGATTTCACAAATACTATGGAAGCTCGTGGTATCTATGTCAATGCGGTGTACTTCACTGGTTTCTGGTCACAGGGTGACGGTGCTTGTTTTGAGGGCAATGTAAATAATTGGGAGCTGTTCTTGAAGTCCCTTGGGTACACATGCCCAGCACTCATAAGCCACGCACATAATGCGTTTCGTTTTGCATCCGAACACAGAGGACATTACTCGCACCACAAAAGCGTAATCTATGAATCAGATTTACCGCTACCCGAAAGTCATAACGAAGGAGAGTTCTGTTGGAGGTTTAATTCCGATCCTTCAAAAAGCCTTCACGAAGCAGTATGGTATGCATTACTGAGTGAACACTGCTCTGATTACTTAGAGAAAGAGTTTAAGGAATGCTTTGAGAGCGAGATGCAAAACCTGTACTCAACGCTGAATGATGAGTACGACTACTTAACTTCTGATGCTGCCGTGTTGGAAGCGTTGGTGTGTAACGATATGTTAGAGGAAATACTAGAAGGAGAAACCGTATGAGCACTATGCAAACTGAGTTACAAAGAGTTTTTGCCGAGTGGGAACAAGGTGATGCCAAGGCAGAGCCTAACCTAACGGCCAAGGGGCAGAAGGGTTTCAAGCCCACCAACAACGTGTCGAGAGCCACGTTCAACTATGTGCGGGACAACCCGGGCTGCACACGGGCACAAGCCATAGATGCGTTGTCTGCTATGGGGTACAAGTTAGCTTCCACGGCATCACTGTTGTCTGCGCTTACTAGGCAGCGGCAGTTGCGCATACTGGCGGATGGCACGATGCACGCTAACCTGACCGAGTACGCACCGCTGAAGGTGTCTTCGAGCAAAAAGTCGAAGAAGGCTAAGAAGGTTAAGGAAATTGATACTGTTGACATCGAACGCCGTGTACTGAACATGGTGATTGAGCGCGGTGAACAAAAAACCCCTGAGCCAGTAGAGCGCAGAGCGCAGCTAATCATGCACCGCACAGCAGACGACATGGACAAGTACATCGACACACTCAATGTGCGCCAAGCCAAAGTTCTTATGCAGAAGCTCAAGGCCATCTTCGGGGAGGGTGTATGAGCAAGATAAAAATTCAACTGGTAGAAGATGAAGAAACCCCTACCGTTTTTGAACGGTTTTGGGACAACCTAATGACATTTGTTAAGTGTGTAGGGGTCTTTGCCGCCATCTGCTTTGCCATTGGTTATTACAGTAGTACTCAAGCACAGTCTAAGCAGTGCGAACCCACCAAAACCGTTTTAGCAAGGAGCATATTCAAATGACATACACACTATGGCGTTACTGCCCCCGCACAGGGTTCCGCGAGACACTTAATTTCAATGGGCCGCTTCGTGACAAGCCAAAAGGATGGAAGGTATGCAGATGAACAACATACCAGCATTTCCATTACACAACCACGGTACACAAACACTTGGTATGCACTTCACAGGCATGACCCTGCGTGATTACTTTGCAGCCAAGGCTATGCAAGCGTTAATTGACAACGATGGTTTATTTGTCGTGATACCAACACAGGCTTATGCAATAGCAGACGTAATGATGAAAGCGAGGGAAGCATGAACCAAGAACTAATGAATATGGCGGTAAAAGCTGGGATTGAGTTTACAAATGACCCAACCGAGACGCCAATGACAACATTTGCGGAATGTTGGATAGAAGAACTTGAAGCCTTTGCCGCCCTAGTAGCAGCAGCCGAGCGTGAGGCGTGTGCGAAGGTGTGTGTTGCCGTTGCAGAGAGAAATATTTGGTGGGATATAAATGAAATTGAGGCAGCAGTAGAGTGCGCCGCAGCAATCAGAGAAAGAGGAGAAACAGAATGAACCACTTGAAAAACGTATGGGAATGGCTTATCAATCATTGGGTCATGCCGACCCCTGCGGAACTCGTAGCAGATGAACTAGTACACGCACAGCGCAGCAAACTGCGCCACCAGTCCGCACAGGAGTACCACGCAGCCATCGTTGCCTATAACGTGGCACGGATTAAACGCCTTGAGGGGTTAACCGCAAAGCAGGAGGTGGTGGAATGACTACAGAGAAAATGCAATTCAAAGTTGTTAACGTGAAAACAAAAGAGGTTTTACCCTACTACACCGATTGGTTTCCAGTGGAGATTAAGCCGGTGCATAGAGGTGTGTATGAAGTATTTGACGAAGGTAGATACGCCTTTTGGAGCGGCAAAAACTGGGGCTGGACTACGTATAAGGTGGAATCGGCAGCAGTTTGTAGAACCCCAAGGGGAGCAAATCAAAATAAAACTTGGCGTGGACTTACGAAGAAGGCGGCACTATGAAAATCTTACACACAAAAACTCTTAAAAGCGGCAAACGCCACGTTTTGATTGAACTACAACATGAGGACGAGAAACTTATGTCGTTCAAGCCTGAGAAGTATTACAAACTTGGTGGGCAAGTGGATGATGTTGTTCAGGGTCACGTCATAACTGAATCCGATGCCGTGTATTGGTGTTCTATTGGGCAAAGGTGGGAGGAAGCATGAAAGAAGCATTGAAACTTGCGCTTGAGTTTTTGGAGCGATACCAAGTAAAACGACAGGACTTTGACACCTTTGAAGAAGCCATCACCGCCATCAAAGCAGCCTTGGCACAGCCAGCACAAGAGCCTGTGGCGTGGCTTGAAACATTAAAGGGACTAGCTTCAAGTTGCCCTGAATTGCACAAGCGCATTTACCACGCCCATGAGGTTGATAAGTTGGAAGATTGGGCGGCTAACGTGCTTACCTGCATTGACGGAATTACCACCCCACAACAACGCCCTTGGGTTGGGCTGACGGAGGCGCAATTCTTGGAGGCTGTACGGCTTGCTGAGAATGGTAATTATTTAGTTGCATTTGTTCGCATTCAAGAATGGCTAAAGGAGAAGAATACATGACTTACGAAAAAATTGTAGAAAGCTGGAACCAGCACTGTGTAGGTTCGAGCCGGTACAACACACTCGTTGAGGAAGGCTTTGTATTAAATGCACCTATAGATGTAGAGCAGTTACCGGACAGCTTTTATATGGGCGCGGGCTGCTACATTGTTCGGGGCAGCTTTGTTCTACCCAACGGAAAACTAAAGTACTGGGGTATTCCCAACAACCCAAAAGCCAGCATATTATTTGACGCGGACGCATGGGACAACTGCCTAAAACAAATTGCTGTAACTTGGAAGCTGGAGCGCCCCGACGACACAGCTACGCCACGAACTTTCAATCACATGAAAGATGGTCTGGTGTATGTACCGGAGAAGAGCGACCCAGTACGACCCGGTGCTATGGATGCGCTCAAGATTCAAAGCCGAGGTTACCCAACGTGACTAAGTATCAGGCAGGGGGCGCAGAGTTCTTATACCCACACGTTGGTGATGAGATGCCCATAGGCGGTGCGAAGGTGCTGCTGCTAACTAAAGGCGGTGTGTGTACTGTCGGTGCGTGGGACTCATCGTTCTGCATAGGCTGGCTACCGCTACCAAAGAGAAACCAGAAGAAAGAGGAATCATGCTTACTCAACACCTACAAACAAGGTTAAAAGATTTAGTACGCCCTAGAATCAATGGTGCGTACCAAGGCACAACAAACCGCAAACTTGACGAACTTATTGAACAGATGCAAGCGCAGTACCCCGAGTTTTTTCACCAAGATTCAAACTCATTACGAAAACGGACGTTCTTTGACGAGCCAGTGCGATTGCCCGGGCATTCACCAATGCTTATGGCAGGATTTACTAAACCTATAAAGGGGTGGCATAGTGAGTAAGTCAACGCACCCACAAATTCGTAGACTACTGCACCAATACCACGATGGGCTTACCCCTATTGAGATAGCCGAAAGGCTTGAGTTGAAACCGGACTCCGTAAGAAATGCGTTGAAGGAAATGCCCGATACGTATATTGACCGATGGCACCCAGTAGCTAACGAACCCCCGCATGCCGTATGGTGTGCAGTTGTACCACCAGAAGATTGTCCTAGACCTAACCCGAAAGGAAAAGCATGAGCGCACTAGAAAACCAAGTAGCGGGCGACCACTACAAAAAATTAAAGATACAACCCGTGGAGTTCATCCACGCAAACAACCTCAATTTCTTGGAGGGCTGCATCGTTAAACGCATTACACGCTGGCGAAACAAACCCGC